AACGGTATATGACATCATAAAACCAGAATACTTTGATTCTGAATCAAATGAGTGGATATCAAGAACGGTATTATCTTACTTTGATGGTTATGAGAAATTGCCTACACTTGATGTATTCAAAATTGAATCTGATAAGATAGAAAGGGATGTTTTGAAATTGTCAGTAATTGATAATCTTAAACAAGTTTGGAATGGATTACAATCAGAAGATTTAGATTTTGTAAAAGAACAAACCTTACAGTTTTGTAAAAACCAAGAGGTTAAGAACGCAATTTTAGAATCTGTAAGTTTATTGGAACAAGGTAAATTTGATTTGATAAAATCTAAGATTGATGAAGCGATGAAAGCGGGCCAAGATACAGAGATAGGTCATGAATATAAAGTACACATTCAAGATAGGTATGAATCAACAGTCAGAGATGTAGTACCCACTGGGTGGGAGGCAATAAATGAATTGGTGGATGGTGGTTTTGGAAAAGGTGAATTGATTATATTCGCCGCTCCACCGGGTATTGGTAAATCTTGGGCATTAGTAAATGTGGGAATGGCCGCAGTAATAGAAGGAAAAACCGTAGTTCATTATACTTTGGAATTAAATGATGGATATGTTGGTCAGAGATATGATTCGGTACTAACTGGCATACCAGTTCCAAATTTAAAATATAATATGGAAGAGGTAGAACGTCAAGTCAAAAATTTAAGTGGTGAGTTAATTATTAAATACTGGCCAACAAAGACTGCCTCTGTAAATGCTGTTAGAGCAAGTTTAGATAAGTTAATTTTACGAGATAAAAAACCCGATGTGATAATAATAGATTATGCTGACTTAATAAAGGGTAATAATAGAAAAGAACGACATGAAGAATTAGAGGAAATCGTAGAATCTTTACGTGGGTTAGGCGGTCAGTACGAATGTCCAGTATTTACAGCATCACAGATAAATAGAAGTGGGGCGGATGATGATATTATCACAGGTACTAAGATTGCGGGTTCGTTCTCAAAACTAATGACAGCCGACTTCGTTGTATCACTCAGTAGAAAGATAGAAGATAAGTTAGCCGGAACGGGAAGATGGCACGTTATTAAGAACAGATTTGGTCCAGATGGGATGACTCTGCCATCAAAAGCCAATATGTCAAATGGTAGAATTGATATATATTCTGATAATTCCATTGATGGTAAAAAAACACAAAATGATATGAATAAGGGGGAGAGTTTAGTAAGAAAAAATTTGTTACAAAAATACAATGAGTTGAATACAGATATTGGGTTTTAATCTGTATTTATAAATACCACCCAAATTTTAAACATCAAAAATCAAGGAAAAATAACTATGGAAATATCTAATCAGATTTTATCGGAGATTACAGTTTACATGAAATATGCAAAGTATTTACCAGAAGAAAACAGAAGAGAAACGTGGGAAGAATTGGTAACCCGAAATAAAAAGATGCACCAAAAAAGATATCCAAGTTTAAAAGATGAGATAGAAGAAAAATATAAATTTGTATATGATAAAAAGGTACTTCCATCTATGAGAAGTATGCAATTTGGGGGAAAGCCAATTGAGATTTCCCCAAATAGAGTTTATAATTGCGCATATCTACCAATAGACCATATTGATTGTTTTAGTGAAACGATGTTTTTATTATTAGGTGGTACTGGTGTGGGTTATTCTGTACAAAAACATCATGTCGCGAAATTACCAGTAATTCAAAAACCATATCCTAAAAGAAAACGTAGATTCTTGATTGGGGATTCAATAGAAGGGTGGGCCGACTCAATTAAGGTTTTAATGAAATCATATATGAATGGTGGTGGTAGTAGAATTGATTTTGATTTTTCAGACATCAGACCCAAAGGAGCAATGCTAGTTACATCTGGTGGTAAAGCTCCCGGCCCACAACCACTGAAAGAGTGTATTTTAAAAATAAAAGGGATTTTGGAATCAAAAGAAAATGGTGAACACTTAACAACATTAGAAGCTCACGACATTGTATGTTATATTGCAGACGCAGTATTAGCTGGTGGTATTAGGAGAGCTGCCTTGATTAGTTTATTTAGTGCTGACGATGATGATATGATTTCTTGTAAAAGTGGTAATTGGTGGGAATTAAATCCACAAAGAGGTAGAGCAAACAATTCGGCATGTTTAATGAGACACAAAATCAAAAAAGATTTCTTTATGGATTTGTGGAAACGTGTTGAATTATCAGGAACCGGAGAACCAGGTATTTATTTAAACAATGATAAGGATTGGGGAACTAACCCGTGTTGTGAAATAGCACTACGACCTTATCAATTCTGTAATTTATGTGAAGTAAATGTTTCTAATATTGTATCACAAGATGATTTAAATGAAAGAGTTAAGGCAGCTGCATTTATTGGAACACTTCAAGCTGGATATACACAATTTCATTATTTGAGAGAAATATGGCAAGAAACAACCGAAAAAGAAGCGTTGGTTGGTGTTAGTATGACTGGTATCGCATCTGGAGTAGTTTTAGGTTATGATATGAAACAAGCTGCAGATAGAGTAAAAAGGGAGAATACACGTGTTGCAAAACTTATTGGAATCAACAGAGCCGCTAGAACTACTACTGTCAAACCAGCAGGAACAACTAGTTTGGTCTTGGGTACTTCTTCTGGTATTCATGCTTGGCATAATGATTACTACATCAGACGAATAAGAGTAGGTAAAAATGAATCAATATATAATTACCTAGTAAAAAACCACCCAGAGTTGGTAGAGGATGAGTATTTTAGACCACATGATACTGCCGTAATCCAAGTACCACAAAAAGCACCAAAGGGTTCTATAATAAGAACTGAATCAGCACTTACACTTTTAAGTAGAATTAAAAAATTAGCAACAGAGTGGGTAAAATCTGGTCATAGAAAGGGTTCTAATTCACATAATGTCTCTGCAACCGTTTCACTAAAACAAGAAGATTGGGAATTGGTAGGTGAATGGATGTGGGAAAATAGAGAGTACTACAATGGACTTTCAGTATTACCTTATGATGGTGGAACATATATTCAAGCCCCATTTGAAGATATAACAGAAGAAAAATACAATGAGATGATGAAATCGTTAACAGAAGTAGACTTGTCATCAATTGTTGAAATAGAAGATAACACAAATCTATCGGGTGAATTGGCGTGTGCTGGTGGCAGTTGTGAAATACAATAAGATAGTAAATAATTTGGAAATTTAATAAAAATTTTGTATATTAGTTATATAACATGAGTAATAGAGAAACATATCCAACTAGCAATCCACTTTTATATAATTCCAAACGTGTGATACTAAACTCAAAGTTTGATATATACAAACTATTTTTAAAATTAAAAAATGAATCTAAAAATAAGTTATAGAAAAATCATGGCATTAAGAGGGGAAGCACATCCACAACATAAACTTACGGAATCCCAAGTAAGAATGATTAGAAAGCTATGGGCGATTGGTCATAGGAATACAAAAGTTCTTGCCAGAAACAACGGTGTGTCTACATCTAACATTCGTAAAATAGTTAAAAACGAAACGTGGACTCACATTCTCTTTGGAGAGTTTCACAAATACCAATAATACTTAAATTAAAATAAATGGAGTTACATAAATTATATGGAAGACGAGTCTTACACTTTCTATCACCTGTAAAATTCAAAGGTAATGTATATAAACACGGGTCAGATTCTAACTATAAAGTTGTAGAAAAAACAATAAAGTTTTTACCAATGTGTCATCATTATGTTGTTGTACCTGAAAATAATACAATAGATGACAGTAGGCTAAACGTTACTTTGTTAAAATACCCATATCCAAAAAATGCAGTAAGTAATAGAGCAACTTTTGACTTCAAGAGTTTTAGAAAACTATTATCTATGAAAAAAATGGATATTGATTTTGTATTTGTACATCAACCCGAACTACTATATAATGTTATGGTAGCACTTTCAGATGAGAGGTATGGTGAGATAGTAAATAAATTTTTATTCTTTCATTGGGTTGATTGTCCACAGAGTAGAGGTTCAGCCGCACTACCACATTCTTATATGAATCAACTTGGTGCAATAAATCAATGTAGTAAGGTGTTCTTTCATACTCACAAATCAAGTGAGTATTTTAAAAAGAACTATAATAGAGAATCGTCAACTGTATTAAATTTAGATTTTGTAAAGAATAAATCAAGTTATTTTCCACTATCATCCGATGATTTTCCAAAACCAAGACCATTTAATCTACCCGATAAAAAAGTAATTGTATTTAATCATAGATGGAACACATCTACGGGGTGGAAACGGTTGGTAGAATATACAGAAGATTTAGGAGATGAATATCGTATATGGTGTACAGACCCAAAAGCTCCAAAAGAGTACACGGGTGAAGTACTACCTTTTAATGAGTATGGTTATTTACTAAAGGAAAGTTTATGTAGTGTATGTTTTGTAGATAGTTATGCAACATGGAATTTGTCAGTACAAGATGGATTGAAATTCAATAAACCCGTTTTATGCTACAAACACCCAATTATGACTGAAATTCTTGGTGAAGACTATCCATATTTCTTTAAAACAAAAGATGAGTTTTTAGATTTATTAAAACAAGTTGAACGTGATACGGAAAATCACTTTAAGTGGGAAATACCAAACCATGATAAAATTTTTGAAATGAATTTGATTAGTAGTATGGTGGGGTGTATTAGAACTGACTTAAAAAGCCCTAAAGATGCACTGAAATGGTTATATTGTATTTTGAATGGGTATGAGTTCAAACAACAAATAACCAACCAAGTACAGCCAAATATGGGTTTGAATTCGGTTTGGCAATATATAAGAAGATACTTGTTAGTAAATGGTGTCAAGGATGACCCTAATTGTCAGTTTACTAGGTATTCTATATCTGAAGAAAATATAAATAATATTGAAGACTTAACAAAAACCATAGATTTCAATTTAAAACCAACTACAACAAAAGAAACTGTGGTATACAACAAAAATCATGGATTTTTTTAGTAAAAATAAATAATAATGTATCAGAACGTATATTACGAGAAGAACCAAAACATAATACATTGCTGGGATGATAAAAAAGGGTATTTCACAAAGAAATATCGTAGATATGCATACGTAAGAGACGGGAATGGTTCACATGAATCCATATATGGTGAACGACTAAAGAAATTAACTTATTGGACACGAGAAGATAATCTGAAACTATATGAATCGGATGTGAATGAGGTAACACGATTTCTAATTGATGAATATGGGGATTCGGATGAAATATCAGAAGGTCACGTAACAATGACATTTGATATTGAGGTGGAAATGAATAGTGGGTTACCTGATATGGAAAAAGCAGAAAATGCTATAACTTCAATTGCCTTCCACGATTCTGCAACCAATGACTATTGTGTATATGTAGTAACGCCAGGCACTGAGATAAATAAAAAGATAAAGGGTGCTACAGTCCGTTCATTTAACAATGAAGGGGATTTGTTATTAGCATTTTTAACAAGTTGGGAAGAAATATCACCAACAATCATAACAGGTTGGAATATTGATTTCTTTGATGTCACATATCTTTACAACAGAATTAAACTGTTATTTGGAACTACAATAGCTAATAGGGTATCACCGATTGGGAAAGTTCATTGGAATAAGTACAGAAAACGTTATATTATAGCTGGTGTATCTGCATTGGATTATATAGCATTATATAAAAACTTTACATATACTGAATTACCAAATTATCGGTTGGATACAGTCGCAAAAAAAGAATTAGGTAGAGGTAAAATTGAATATCAAGGTAATTTAGACCAATTATTCAGGGATGACATTGAGAAGTTTATTGAGTATAACTTGGTGGATGTTGAGTTAGTGGTTGATATGGATAAGAAACTCAAATTTACAGAATTAGCACAAGCGATATGTCACATAGGTCATGTATTCTATGAAGATTTCTTGTTTTCATCAAAGTGGTTAGAGGGAGCTATTTTAACATTCCTACGAAGAAATGGTAGAGTAGCACCTGACAAACCGATTAGACGTTGGAGTAAAGAAGATGAACCCGTGGGTGGTAAGTTTACAGGTGCATACGTTAAAGAACCAAAACCGGGTCTTTACAAATGGGTTTATGATTTAGATTTAACATCACTATACCCATCTATAATAATGACTATCAACATCTCACCCGAAACCAAGGTAGCAAAGGTAAAGGGGTACTCTGCCGAATTACATATGAAAAAACAAATGGACTCGTATACAATTGTTAATAGTGCTAGTGGTATAGACCAACCACCAATGAACATTGATGAGTTTAACGACTTTACATTAAAAAACAACCTAGCCATAGCTTCAAATGGTGTATTATATACTAAAAATAAAATAGGTGTAATACCTGAGATTTTAGATGTTTGGTTTAGTAAAAGAGTTGAGTATAAAAACTTGATGAAGAAATATGGCAAAGCAGGAAATGACAGTCTTTACCAATTCTATTTTACAAGACAACTAGTTCAGAAGATTATGTTAAACTCATTGTATGGAGTTATGGGTTTACCATCATTCAGATTTTATGATGTTGACAACGCCGAAGCCGTTACGCTTTGTGGTCAGACCATCATTAAAACCACAGAAATGATAGCTAACCAATATTATAGAAAAAATATTGGTGAGATGTATGAGATAGTATTGGAAAACGGTAAAACGATTGAACTAGGTGGTAACGTTCCAATAATGTTAACAAACGGATTAACAAAAAAAGTTTCAGAATTAACAGTAAATGATGATGTTTTAATATAACCACCACTATTTATATATAAACAACGGGGGATGTATGTATATCTATAAGACAACTAATTTAATAAATGGTAAAATTTACATAGGGCAAAAAACAACCGAATTTGATAAAACGTATTATGGTTCGGGTAAATTAATCAAAAGAGCAATTACTAAATATGGTATTAAGAATTTTAAAGTTGAGATTATCGTTGATGGTATTGGGGATAGAGATGTTCTAAATGAATCTGAAATACATTGGATTGCTATATTAAATGCAACTGAAAGACACGTTGGGTATAATGTATCAATTGGTGGAAATGGTGGTAATTTGGGTAATACCGTAAACAAAAGAATATCTGATACTGTTAAGGAACTGTGGAAAGTAGGTGTTTATGATACTGTTGATTTTTCTACTCATAAAATAGGTATAGCTAGAAGTGAATCGACTAAACATAAAATTTCAGAAGCTCAAAAAGGTAAGCTTGGTTATTGGTATGGTAAATCACTTAGTGAATCGACTAAACATAAAATTTCAGAAGCTGGTAAACGTAGGTTTTCGGATGAAGTTCAATATAATAAATTTGTACAAATTATGAGAAGTGAGGATGTAAGGCGTAAAATTTCAGAATCACTCAAAGGGAAAACACCTTGGAATGCAGGTAAAACGGGTGTATATTCAGTAGAAACTATTGAGAAGATGAGACACTCTGCTATTAATAAAAATATTACAGAAGAAGTTGAAGTTGAACGTAGACGTAAGATTTCAGAATACCAACAACAAAACAGCCCCATTCGTAAGGGTGTATTAGATAACGATACTGGCATCGAGTATAAGAGTATCACTGACTATTGTGAAAAAACTAACACTTCTTGGTATAAAACAAAACGTTATAGACTTGAGGGTAAGATAACAATTAAATAAGACATATGAAAATTATTAAAATTAAAAAAGGAAACATCGGTGTAGACTATAATGTCTACACCGATACGTGACAGATTCTGTATTTTATGAAGCCGCACCATTGGTAAAAGCTAGAAACCCAGATATTGATGTTAATTCAGACGAACAGATGATACCTGCCATTTTATCGGTAGCTAAAGAAGTGCAAGACCATATAAATAGTGTATATGATGTTATGGCACTTAAACTATTTAATACAGAATCACATAGATTTGATATTAAACAAGAAACAATTGCAAAAGGTGGCTTTTGGGTATCAAAGAAAAGATATGCTCAATGGATAATAAATGATAATACTGTAAATTGCGATAAGTTAGATGTTAAGGGGTTGGACGTAAAGCGAAGTTCATTTCCAACTTATTTTAAAGAGGTGATGAAAACTGTATTGTTAGATATTTTAAAAGATGTGGGTAAGGATATAATTGATGATAAGATATTAAAATTTAAAGAAGATATGCCTAATCAACATTTTGTGGATATTGCAAAAAACTCATCAATTAAGAATGTCACTAAATATGATAATCGTAATAACCCACTTGGTAAATTTACAAAAGGAACACCTGCCCATGTAAAAGCAGCTATAACCTATAATAAATTATTGAAATTCTACAAATGTCCATATAAATATGAACCTATGAAGGATGGTGACAAAATAAAATGGGTATATCTAAAAAGTAATCAAATGGGGTTAGAGACCACCGCTTTGACTGGATATAACGACCCACCACAAATATTAGATTTAGTCAAACGGTATATAGACTATGATTTAATTTGGAAAAAAGAATTAGAAAATAAGATTACTGATTTCTATAATGCAATGGACTGGGATAAACCTAACCCAAATTTGAAAAAAGCTTCCCAATTCTTTGGATTTTAGAAAATATTTTTGTATATTAGTATAAACAATAAAACATGGATGTATCAAATCATAAAAATGTAGAAAATGTTATTAGATATTTTCTAATATATTTACCACCCAGAGGAGCTGAATCAATATTGGATGTTGGGGGTGGTTGTTTCGCCCCATACAAGGGAGTATTACAGACTAGATGTACTGAATATAAAAATATTGATATACGACCGGGTATTAACGTGGATTATGTACAAAATATATTAGAGGGAACTTCATTCAAAGATAAACAATGGGATTGGGTGTGGTGTTCAGAGACACTGGAACATATACCACAAGAACATATGAAAACGTTTGTAGATGAGGTATGCAGAATAGCTAAAAATATAGTATGGACATTCCCATTACCACATAGCTCATCCTTCCCTGAAGACCCAGGTCATAATGAGGTAATAGTTGATATGAATTCTTATTCTAATGATTTTCAAATATTTGATAAGACTACAAAAACTGGAAAAGGGATTTGGGTTTTTGCAAGAAAGGA